CCTATACCTTATAAGGAAACAACTGAATGGGATAATCCTAATGCATATAAAGTTAATGGACAGATAGTTAGATCATTTGCTCTTGATTATGATGATGTACATGTGCATTGTCATGCTACCCCAACTTTGGTTATTCAGGATATGATAGATAAGATTAAGAAGACTAAGTGTAAGAAGATAGAAGAACAAATGCCAGCAATGGGGGGCTTTAGTGGGGTTACTACCAATTCACAAGTTATATCTCAAGCTTTTCCAGGTTTAGCAACAGTGGGTGTTGTTAATACCTTTCAGTTTAATGCTATTGCAGTCTGTACGTCAAATGTTGCTACTGATCTTGTTGACATTGTTTATACTATAGGTAATGTTACCGAATCAATAACTTTTATCCAGACTGTGGTGGGAACTCAATTGGCACCTGCGATTATAAATATGACTTTTCCCGCAACACCAACTAATACTTTGATTGATTTTACAATTACAGCTACAGGTACAGGAGTGATAGAACACGCTTGTACTATGAGTGCGTATACTACACCAGCAGCTACAGGGACAATACCAGTTAGTATTACAGGACAACCTATTTGTGTAACTGAATACGCTAATCTAATGTCAAGTCGTCGGAAGCGTAAACCAAAATTTGTAGAGCAAATGCCGGATGTATTTGTCGATGCATCTGAGAATGTTGAACCAACAGAGGATGAAGAAGAAGAAGCAGAAATAATGGCTAGAAATTACTGTAATGAGTTTACAGATATGGCTTGGAAGTATAATCCTGTGTCGGTTTTTTGTAACGCATTCACTGGTATTCAGAATATGATTAACAGTAAATGTGGAAATGTAGTTAAGAAGAGAACTTGTGATAAGATAAGAGAAAGACTGAGCGAGATTTCTGATAATGTATTAGATAAAATTTTACCTGTTGTTATTTGGGTTATCGACTTTATAGCTAATTTGTATGTACTTTTTAATACTCAATCATCTACTATGAGAGCGTTGATGATAGCCTCCCTCTCTGCCAAATGTGTTTTGGCTTACAGAGAGGGATCCCAACTAGTGGACAAACTAGAAGAACTATTTGGGATTAAGGAAGGAGGATCAATTAAAGCAGAATTTCATGCACCAGAGATGCCAGAAAATTTTGCTCTTATAGCAGGCATTATAGCTTCAACTATGGTGGCTGGGATATTGGGTGTATTGGGTAAGTCTGTTTTGAGTTCTGATGTTACTGATATAAGGAAACTTGCTTCATGGAAATTTGCAGAGTCGTGTGCCATGTTAAGTAAAATAAATAGTGGAATTAAGGCTTTACCATCTTTGTGGACAGCAGCTGATTCAGGAATTAAGACGGCGATTAACTTTTTTATTGAGGGACCTGATTGTTTTAAAAATTGGGAGCAGAAAAATCACGAGAAGTTAGTGCAGTGGCAGAGAGACTATGATGAAGCCATTAAAGAAAATTTATTTGTGAATGCAGGCCTGTTTAAGTATAAGGATGGTAAGACAAATTATCAACGATTAACTGAGATGACAAATTTTGCT